ATGAATAATCTTATCGATGTGGCCGGGCAATATCCGTCGCTGGATCTCGCCAGCCTTCTGATTCTGTTGACGATTTACGAGCATCCCGGCTTCTGCATCCGGGAGCTGTCCGAAGTTCTGCTCATGGATCAGAAAACGGTCCAGGAAAAAGTGGCCATGCTGGCCAACGGCAGAAAAAACAAGAAATGGACCCGCCTGAAACTGGTGACCGTCGAATACAAAGTCGGTGACCGTCGCATGCGGGATTTGATGTTGACCGAAGCCGGGCGCGTCCTGGCTGAAAAATTAACCTCCGTGGAATAACGGAAAACAATGGGGTGAGACCATGAAAAAGACAAATCGCAGTAACAACCCGAAGTTCAAACTCTCCAAATTGCGCAAGCTGTACAAAACTGGAACGTTGCGTTCCCTCGGCAAAACAACTGTCGAAATCAAAGAAGCCGGAGAAGAAAAATGAAAAAGGCAACCGCGAAAGTTCCTGTAAACATTAACCTGAACGAGATCCGCTGTGTCAAGAACCGCGAGATCACCGACGACGACGTCAAGAGCATGGCGGCGTCGATCGGCAACACCGGTCTGATTAATCCGATCACGCTGGCCAGGCTGGCACCGGAAATCGACGGCAAGAAATATGACGTCATCGCCGGACGCTGCCGCTTCCTGGCACTGATGCTCCTGGAACGGTACGAGCTGCCGGCAGACCACTACCGGCTGCTGGACACCGACGATCCGGAACTTATTTCCTTTGTCGAAAACTTCGAACGCCGGGCGGTGGCGTTGACGGAGGAAGTTGCACAGCTCAGTCAGCTCCGGGAACGCTATGACGTCGCGGAAATCGCCTCGCTGCTGGGCCGGTCGGAAAAATACATCCGGCTGCGGCTGCAGTTCTGCAGTCTGATTCCGTACTGGATGGACGCCATGATGAAAGAGCGCTTCCCGGCAATGAAGATCGGGCATTACGCCGCGATCAGCCGCTTCCCTGCCTCCGTCCAGGAACATCTGCACAAGGGGTTCCATCAGCCTGGCACCTTCGATCATCCCGGCAGCGTCGAGAATTTTACCTTCATGTTGGATAAATATTTCTGCCGGCGGCTGCTCGATGCCGGATTCCCCACCGGCGAATGTGCCGATTGTCCGCATCGGTCGCTGGCCGAACCGTGGCTGTTCGATGAACTGAAGGATCCGGAAGAAGACCGGTGTCTCGATCCCAAATGCTGGGACCGTAAAACCGCCGCCGCCGTCCAGGCCGAAGTCAAAGTGATCAAGACTCAGCCGGAACGAAAAATCGAACTGGTCACCAACAGTTATTGTTACAACGAAAAACCAAAGTTCGGTTCCGTCGACAAGCATGACTTTGAAATTCTGGACAATGATGTTCCGGAAGCGGAAGCCAACGCCTATATCGTCGGAGGTGACGGCGCCGGGACTTACTGCCGGATCCGAAAGAATGATACCGCCGCCCCTTCCTCCGGCGGTACTGCCGCGCCGGTGATCGTCGAGGATCCGGTTGAACGTCTGGAAAAACGCCGCTGGAAACGCGCCCTGGAAAAGCTGTACGAACATATCCTGAATAACGAACTGCCGGAGCCGGATCTCGAAACGTTGGTCCGTCTGATCGGCTTGCGCGGCGTCGACAGCATCGGCGGCTGGCAGGATGATTGTCCCTTCGAGCCGGGCCTCGACAGTCTGGCGGCCGCCATGGCCGCGCCGATGAAGGAAATTACCCGGCGGCAGTGGCGCTGGATCAAAGGCGACATCGGTCAGGCGATCAAATGCGAATCGGAAACTCGGCTGGCTGATTTGTCCATCGATGCCGCGCTCGAGGTCTGCAAGCTGCTGAACCTGGAATGGGATGAATACATGATGTCCGCGATCAATGAAATCCCCGTACCTCAAAGCATGTTGGAGGTTTGAGATGTACATCGATCCCCAGGCAACGCCGGACGAATTGTATGCGGCCATGAATGCCCGGCAGCTTCGCGTGCTCGAATTGAACAGCGAAGCTAACAAGCTGATATCGGAAATACGCCAGCTGGACGTGGCGGTTTGCCTGAAAACCGGCGGACATGAATTTCGGCCGGACGGCGTCCATCCCCATTCCGGCCAGAACCGGATGCGTTGCCGCAAGTGCGACACCATTGAATATCAATAAAAAAGGAAAAAGTATCATGAGTAAATGTGGACAGCCCACGGAAGTGTTTAGCCGGGTGTGCGGCTACTTCCGACCGACGTGCAACTGGAACAAAGGCAAGCTGGAAGAGTTCCGGGAACGCAAGATGTTTAACGTAGCCAAACCGAAAAAATAAACTCACTGCCCGGGACGGTTCGCTCCGACCCGGGCGAAAGGAAAATTATGATTACAATACCTCGCCTTGATTTCTATGCGCTGATTTTTCTGATGCTGTCGTTTCTGGTTCCGGACGCCGTCTGGGAATTGATCTTTCTGCACATCGCAGTGTTTTTCGTATTGTTGTCGATGTTTTATTCCATATACAACGAATACCACAAACGCCAGGCCCGAAAAATTGAGGTCTGCAGCCTTGCTCCTTTTAGGTGCATGTATTTGGGCTTGGATGGGGAATGTGAACTGTACGCAAAAAAGAAAAAGACGGAGGGAAAATAATCATGGGGCTTGACATCACACATGATTGTTATCATGGCGGATTCCATACTTTTAATTACTGGCGCATTTGGCTGGCAAAGCAAATCGGATTGCCGCTGGATATGATGCAAGGACACACCGGCTATTATGTAACCACGGAGGAAGTTGACGCGATACGGAAACAACTTGGCGCAGACTGTTATAATGAACCGTTGCATTCAGGATATCAAGTTCTGCGGCATATGCAGGATTGCAAAGGCATATCTTGGCAATCAATTTCTGATCCACTCAAGATATTGCTGGATCATTCTGATTGTGACGGCTGCATCCGCTGGCATAATGCTGGCAAAATTGCCCTGCGATTATTGCTGATTATCCGTCAGAGTAAGGATGATCCTGATTATTCACAGTGGTACGAAACAACTAAACGGTTTGCCCTTGGATGTTGTCAGGCGTATCAACAACGCGAAAACATTCTCTTTAGATAAAAGGTGAAAATCATGAATGATAAAAAATACATCATTGCTCGGAAGTTTATTGCCTATCTGAAACGGGAACAATTGGCCGGATGGAAGATCATCGGTCCCCAAAAAGAAGAGAAAAAACAATCATGAAAGAACTGAATACAATTGAAGAGTATCGGCAGGAACTGGAAAAACAAACCCAGTTGGTTGCGGCATTGCTTGAAGGCCAGCCGTCCGGACTAAATGTCCATCAGGCCCGGATGTTGTTGGGAAATCTGGAAAAGGAAAATCAAAAATTGCAGGAAACATTGAAGTCCATTCTTCCCATGATAACCCGGCTCCGGTGTCGGTGCGCGTTTGATTACTGCGATCGCTGTACCATGCTGGCGTTAATCAATTCCGTAATCAATGAGGATGAAAATGAACGAATTAGCTATGAGGAATCAAAAATAAAATGACGAACAAAGAAACAATTAAGCTGTTGCGGGATGCGCTGATCGGTCTGGTCGGATCATCGGAACGGGCGGAACTGGAACAAATGGAACTGGTTTTACGGACCGTTCCGACGCCGGATTGCGACAAGGTCTCCATGCTCAACGCCATCCGGGCAATTATCAACACGGAACCGAAGGAGGTGCGCAATGTCGAAGACAATCATGCAGATTGATTTGTCACCATTGACAAACCGAATTTACATCGGACGCGCATTTCCCAACGCAACAAGTTGGGCAGGAGAAAAAACCGACGTGACCAATCCGGCAATTCATGTTGTAGCAGAACACATATTGCGGGAATATAACGGAGTAATGACACTCACCACTGGTAATGTCGTGTATGAAATTGAAGTCAAAAAAAATAAAGAGGTGAAATCATGAAATTTACAGTGCAATCGTTCAAAAAGATGGGGAGTTCGGTTCAATTCAAAGCAACAGATATCAACGCTGAATCACCAGAGGAAGCCACGGCAAAATACCGCAAGAAAGCGCCGTCCTGGAACATCATGGGCGTCCATAACGCAGAAAAAGCACCGGACCTACGCCAAACCGTCAAGGAGTTAATGGAGAAATGAGCATTCAAAGTGGTGAAATAATGAAAAGTAATAAACAAAAATATAACGTAACAGTCGACCTCTTTCATGTTGAATGGGAAATTGATTTTGAAATCGATCATTCAGTTATGACCGATAAAGATCTGCACTTAATCAATAATTTCTGGAGTAATTCCGAGGATCGACTGGATGATTGTGACGGCGATATTGTCCAGGTTGTATTAAAAATGCTGGCTCGTGATGCGCTTTTCCTGATGGTTGAATGTCCAACCAGCGAAAAGGGCCTAATTGAAAGATTCAAAAGTGAAGAGGGGTGGCCAGCTCTTGACGGCTCCACGGGAATACTGATCACTTACGTTGAGGCTTTAGATCTTGATTATGATGCTTTTGAAGTCAAAAAGGTGAAATCATGAAATGCCTGTCAATTAAACAGCCCTGGGCGTGGCTGATCGTAACCAAACAACTCCCTCCGGACATGCGAAAGGATGTCGAGAACCGTACATGGGCGACGGCATACCGTGGACCGCTACTGATTCATGCAGGGAAATCGTTTGATTGGGAGTTTTTTTACTGGGTGGAAGAGGCCAAGGCGGCAACAGTTGGGAAAATGGTTGTCGAACATTTCGGCGTCGTGTTCGGTGATACTCCAGCACGTTCAAAACCAACTAAAGGCGAATTCGGCGGTATTATCGGCCAGACTTCGCTGATTGATATTGTTGATAACAGTCCCAGTCGCTGGGCGGCTCCCGGACAAAAACACTGGTTGCTTGCCGCCTCCATCGAATTGCCGTTCCGTCCGTTAAAAGGGCAACTTGGTTTGTTCAAGGCTCATTATGAATAATACTTTGCCGATGCGGTTTGCGATCCGCTGCGGGAAATGCGGCCAGGCGACGCCCATGGAGGCGGCGTTCGTCGACCGCGACGGGATCATCGTCAAGTGCGGCCACTGCGGCCAGACCTGGGATCGCGAACAGATCCGGCTCAACCGCGATTACCGCAATGATCCGGATCCGCCGCAAGTAGAACCAAAACAACTAGCATTGAAAATATAACCTCCCCTGCCCGGCCTGAAAAACCGGGCTTTTTTTATATAACAGCTAGGATCAACAACGCTATAACAATTATTGCAGGAAAGCATCCGACAAGTTGTTGTTGCTCGTTCTTCGTGAAAACATTGAATCTGTCATTGCGGCTCAGATTTTCTTGGGAAATGTTGGCCAGCTCAACGAGTGATTTATTGGCATTGGTTCCCCAGAACTTTTGGTCATTATGGTATATTATGCCTTTGCACTGTGGATATTTTTCAATTATGTCGGGCAGATGCATGCTCAAATCTTTTGACAGCTCAATAAGAAGGTTATAACGGATGCTTCTGAAATATTTACCTCTTAACTCTGGTAAACTATATTTTTTCTCAAGCATAACGACTCGCTTGTAGTGCATTTCGTTTTTACGTTTGGCAACAGTTCTCTCGTATTCTTTTTGTTCTGCTCTCTCGTTGTAGGAATCATCATCAAGAGGAACACAAGTTCCTCTGGACTTAGAGTAGCATCCTCTGCGTTCGGAGATAAGGCAGCCGTCCCATTCGTCCTCCATTTCCGCAATCTTTTCCGGGCTGGGCCAAGTTTCCGCGCATAAGTTCTTTATCAACACAATTTTTTCCGGTTCAACTTGAGAAAATGGATTACCTCTCCATCGGCCCACTGTTGATGCGGCAACACCTAGTTTTTCCCCCATTTCTTTTGCAGTGGCATCGCAATAACGATTCATATAATGGTCAAGCGCATCGGCAGCTGCGAAACCCAAATCTACTTTTCCCATCTTGTCCCTCTTTCGTTTTTGTTAAAACTATCTACAAAATATGTTATTCTATATTTTTTTTGCAAATCATATTTGACAAAATACGGAAAAAGCCGTATTGTTTGTTTCATATGCCAGTGAGATGGCATACAAAAAAGGAAAATCCCGTTTGATTTTCTTGGCTGACTGTGGTGGTGTCTTCGGACATGCAGGTTTCCTTTACCTGTAATCTCAACGATCCGCAGTCAGCCTTTTTAACGCCCAGTGAGATGGGCAATGAAAAAAGGAGACATGAAAATGTCTGGAAAGCACACTACGTACCCGCCGGAAAGCGTTCTGCAGGCCGATGACGCGGCAGACCGTAAAATCGAACTGGTCAAAAAGGAAATCTGCGCCCGTTACCGTATCGACCGGGACACACTGGATGGCATTGTCGGCGATCTCGGCGCGAAACTGGCCAACCTGCTGATGCTCCCGGAACACGTCGCCACCGAAATGACCGGAGCCGGTTTCCGCGCGGTAAACTACGACCATTTCCGCAATATCGACAACCTGCGCATCCAGCATTTTCTGGAGGCGTTCTTTCAACGCGCCGAAGTCATCAAACACACCGAGCACGAACTTGGCTTGCTGATTCTTGAGATCAAGGAACTCCGCGCCGAGCTGCACTGTCGTTCCCGCTATAACTGGCGCGCACACCGCAAAGACTTCCCGCTCATCGGCCAAACCGCGGTTTAAGGGGTGGACCATGAACGCGCCTATCGTACTGGGCGGTTGCGGGCACAGTTCCCGTGAGGTCGAAACAAGTTCAATGTCTTTTGCCGTCTGCTGGCTGGTGGCGGCGATCATTGTTGGAGGTGTGATATGTCTGTAGAATATTTTCTCAGTAAAGAAGTGGCCGACGCCGCCCGCCGGGAAAGTCTGGTGTCCGGCATCGGTCAGCTGTCCGAATTTTCCGGCAAGGAAACATTGTGGGACGCAATCCGTTCCGCGTTGCTCGAGCAGACGGACGAAGTCATTCAGCAACTGTGCGTCAAAAAGCAATGCCCGTTCGTCAACGAGTGCATCCGCAATATTGTGTTCGCGGCTTGCGAAGAGCTGGCCAACGCCGGGGAAGAGATAAAGCCTGAGCCGTTGGTCGAATCGTTGCAGCAAGCCGAAGAACTCACTACCTGACAAAGGAGGAAAATTGCCATGAAAACATATGCCGCAAAAGAAATCATTCACTGGCAGCTCGGAGTCAAGACTGACATCAGCATCGACGTTCCGGACGACGTAGTCCGTGAGATCGAGCTCGCCGCCGTCAACCGCTATCGCCGGGCGCTTGACCGGCTGTTCGCCCAAAGCAACGCCAGCAAAACGGAGAGAAGCCGTTTCCGGGTGTTGCTCTTCAGCATTGTTCCATAATGCGTACATCATCAGGGCGGCGAAAATGCCGCCTTTTTTATAGAAGCAAACTTGCTTTTTATTACCTTTGAGGTTATACTTATAGAGACATGAAAATAAAAGCTTGGGGTCATTAATGATCGAGAATTTTAAAGATAAATTGACGGAAAAGATTTGGAACGGGGAAAAGACCAGGCTTAACAGCGTCCTGCAACAAAAAACACTTTTGAAATTGCGTTACATTCACTTTGGCAACGGAATTGAGCGATTTGTCTATGCCGCCGGGCAATCGATTGGAAGCGTTGCGCGGCAACAGAAAAAATCAGTATTCAATTCGAGTGGACAAGCAGTATCGAATTTGTTTTACGTGGACAGGTTCTGATGCGGCTGATGTTGAATTCACCGATTATCATTAACTTAAAAGGGAAAAGATTATGGCTGATATTACAAATGTACATCCGGGAATGGCTTTGGCTGAGTTTTTGGAAGATTACAATCTGTCGCAAAATAAGCTGGCATTGGAAATACGGGTTCCGGTGCGCCGGATCAATGCCATTGTCAACGGCAGTCGGGCAATTACTGCGGACACCGCCGTCAGACTGGCTAAGTTTTTCGGCAATAAGCCGGAGTTTTGGCTTGGGCTTCAGGAACTGTATGATATTGCCAAGGCACAGAGCGAATTGGCTGAAGAACTGCCTCGAATTCACACTTTGGCCTTTGCGTAATGATTCGGAAACAGACGGTAATGAAAAATGAGGCCGGAATATAATTTCCTCAATTCAGTGAAAAATTTCTATGCGGAAAGGGGCAACATTCCCCTGGAGCCGGATGAAATTCCGCACGAGGTTGCCGGATTCATGCTGGAAAAAGGCTATTCCCCGGCCAAGGCGTGGCGGGTCTATCTGCGCATGAGCCAGAAAGACGCGGCCAAAAAGCTGGGGATTTCCCAGGCGGCGTTGAGCCAGATCGAAAACAATGAAAACAACCAGCGCGCAACACTGGAAAAGATCGCCGTAGCTTACGGCATCCACGTCGAGCAGCTGGAAGTGTAAAAACAAAAAATAAAGGGGGGAAATATGACTTTTAATTGGTGGGCTTTGGTGTCTCTCGTGCTAGGTGCTGTAATTGTGCATTTTCTTGCCGTTTTCAGGGAACAAAAAGCAAAAAAACGAGAAATTACTATTGGCTATTTGGTTGACTCTATACGTTTTTTTGCTTGCGAAGTAATTCAAAAGGAAATAGATGAAAAGACGACAATAAAACTGGAAAATACCTTAACTGATATTCAAATTTTTGGTTCAAGAGAACAGGCCGAGTTAGCCATGGTAATTATGGATGAAATATCTCGAGGAGAAAAGAAAACATCTCTTGATAAGCTCATGAACGATCTACGCTCATCTTTGCGAAAAGAACTTTCTCTGGAGAAAATTCCCGGAAATATTAAGTGGCTTAGACATTCTTCACGTTCAAAATAAAATCAAAACAGCGCGGGTTGATATTGGCGGGCGATCTTTTTCTGTTCATCTTCGGGGAGATTGGCGAACCATTCGTGCATGGCGGTATAGAGGTCGGACGCCGGCGGCGTGATCGTGCCGGCGTAACTGATCCGGATCTTGCTTCTGGCGCCGCACTCGTGATTGGTACAGGTCACATACGCAAACGAAACCCGCTTGTCGACGACCTGATGATGCGTTATCACTGTTTTCCCGTTGCAGTAAGGACACCTCAACCTCATGTGCCTCTCCCCTTTTGCTTTATACAATACTATATATTGTATTTTCGAGAATAAAAGCCGCAGATTTATACTATAAGTTGTATTTTTATTGTATGTAACTATCCCGCCAGAACAAACGTACAGTCTTCATCCTCGTTGGGAAGGATCAAATCTTCATGAATCAGGGCATGCATGATTGCCCAGGCGGCGTCGGCATGGCCGGAAAGATCACTGCGGTCGGCCACATAGCTGATCTGACCGCTGCCGTTGACACACCGGTGGATCATCATGAACCCGGCCGCGATATCCGACCACTCGATGTTCCACTCGATCCGTCCGTCACCCACAACCTGTTGCGCTTTCAATACCAGCTTGGTCTTTTTGTCCGGGGTGTAGTAAATACCTTCCGCAGCGGGATAGAAGCGCTGGACCAGTTCCAGCACACCGGAACCCGGTCCGGTGCAATCGATGCCGATGTGTTCGACCTGGCTGCCGTATTTATCATACAGCTCCTTGATGGTTGAGGCCTGAAACTGCCAGGCGACATTACGCAGCATAATCTTTTCCAGGACGTAGAATTTGCCGCCGGTCTTCAGCGGCGCCGCCAGAACCACGATACAGGCGCCGTCGCGGGTGCGGCTGGGATCGTAGCCGATCCACACCGGTCCGGGATATGGCGGAGAGTTTTCCGCATTGTAGAATTTCCATTCCGCCGGATCCGCCAGGCATTTTTCCAGTTGCGAGAACCGGAACACCGACAAGGTGTCGTCGATGAAATACGCCTGGAACAGCTGCCGGAATTCGTCCTCGGAATATTCGAGCTTCAGTTCCTCGATGTTGAACAAATCGCAGCCGCCGGCTTCCGCATCTTCGATGGTGATGATCTTGCGCCACTGCAGATCGGCGCAGCGGATGCCGTTTTTCCGCAACTCATCGCGCGACGGGAAAATGATCACCGGCTTGTTGGCGCGTTTCATCCGTTCGTTGAATTCATCGCCTGACCACATCGGATAGGCCTCGTGGCTTTTGGCCGAGGGCGTGGAAAAATAGGTTTTCCGCCACTTTTTCTGGCTGGCCATGGCGGTGGCCACTTTCTTCAGGGTGGCGAATTTGGGGATCCAGAAATATTCATCGATATAGACATGGCCGTGATAGCTCTGCGCCGTGGCCGAATTGGTGGAAAGGAAATAGAGGGTGGCGGTACCGTGCGGCGTGATCAGTTCGATGGTGTCTTTGCCGGTCAGATCGATGCCGAACCATTCCAGGGCAAACGTTTTGATGTAGGCACGGAACACATCGCTCTGGGCGCGGGAGGCCGACAGGAAAATCTGGTTGTCGCCGGTCAACAGCGCGTCGGTGAACGCCTCCCGGGCAAAATAGAAGGTCATCCCGACCTGACGGCTTTTCAGAATGTTGCGCGTCCGCTCGTGACGATGTTCCCAGCAGTCAAGCTGATAGCCGAAAAGTCCGTCCCGGAATTTCTCCATCAGATCGTCGAAGTTGATCCCGGAAAAGTCGTTTTTCCGCGGCTTGTGCTTTTTCTTCCTGGGGGTGCCGGAATCGGCGGCGCCACCGTGGTCAGATTCCTGATCCATCGCTTTGGCCACCAGTTTGGCCTGCAGATTTTCCAGCTTGATCAGGTTTTCGATCAGGTGGTCGAGTTCGTGAATTTCCAGTTCGGTTTTATTTTCGCGTTCGGCCAGCAACCGGATCCGCTTCCGGATGGTGTACAGGGTGTCTTCCTTGTTGACGGACTTGTCCCAATTCCCGTCCTTGACCCAGTTGTATACGGTCCGTCGCTCAATCCCGAGCCGCTCGGAAATTTCCGGCGCCGTCGCGCCTTTCAGAAAAAGCCCTTTGGCTTCGTCTTTTTGTTCATCGGTGTATTTCATACCGGCATTATAACGCCTTTTTTACGACCGTGCATGGCGCATTTTTTGTGATGTCATGCGATGAACGCAATATCACAAACACCCACATGGATAGATAGTTGCGACTTGCAAAAATTCTCGTTATCATGTGGTCATGATGTTATTATCAATGAAAAATCAACGCTAAAGAGGGACAGCGAAAATGCCTGGTAAAAAAGTTGCATTGACCACCGACTGGGTGACGATCGGCAAGGCGGGAAAGACCGCTGACGGCCGGGAAATCAAAGAAGCGTGGCTGATCGAAGCGGCCGCGACATATGACCCGGAAATGTATACTGCAGTTATCAATGCGGAACACATATACGGTAACTTCGGCACGGTTACGGAACTGCGGACCGGCAAGGCCAAGGACGGCGCTACCACGCTGGAAGCCCGGTTCCAGCCCAATAAATACATGCTGGCTCAGAACAGCGAAAAATACCGGTTGTTTACGTCGATGGAAATCAATCCGAAGTTTGCCGACACCGGGAAGGCGTATCTGACCGGCTTGGCGTTGACGGATAGTCCGGCCAGTCTGGGGACAACCGAAATCCATTTCTGCCAGCAGGACATTACCGCCGAACGTGCCGACTGCATCGAGCTGCCCGCCGAGCTGTTTACCGTCAAGGAACCGGACGCGGATCCGGACAAAACATTTTTATCAAAGCTGAAGGAAATTTTCAACAACAAAAAGGATGAAAACGAAATGAACGATGCACAGTTCAAGCAGTTGACAGACGGGATCACGGCCACGACTGCCGCCGTCGCCAAGCTGGTCGAAGCGGTCGGCAAATTTACCGCCGTACCGGGCAAAACCGAAGCCGAAAAAAACGAAAAGAGCCAGACCGAAACGGAAAAGACCGGCGTCACCGATGAGCAGTTCAACAAGCTGCTGGAAAGCCAGAAGGCCATGCAGGAAAGCATTGCCGGTATGAGCGAAAAGCTGACCGCCGCGATGAAGGGCACGGGCAAGGAGATTCCGGCCGGTACCGGCGGCAACGACACCCCCGATTTCATCTAATCACGCAGTACACAGGAGGATCCTTCCATGCGTAGAGAGACCAGACTTTTATTCAACCAGATGCTGGCGGCCATGGCCAAGGCATATGACGTGGACAGTGCGACCGCGCAGTTTTCCGCTACCGAGCCGATGGCGCAGTTGCTGAACGACGCCATTCAGGAGTCCGACGCTTTTCTGTCGGAAATTTCAATCATCCCGGTGGATGACATCAAGGGCGAAGTCCTGGACATGCAGATCCACAGTACCGTGGCCGGACGTACCGATACGACCGGGGACGGCGAACGCCAGCCGCAGATGGCCGGTGCTCCGGACGGTCGCCAGTACGAGTGCAAACAGACCAATTTCGACGTCGGCATTCTCTATTCGCTGCTCGACGCCTGGGCGCGTTACAAGAATTTCCGCCAGCGCTACATGAACGCGGTATATCGCCGGATCGCGCTGGACCGCATTCTGATCGGCTGGTTTGGGATGTCTGCCGCGGCCACCACGGATCGGGCTGCCAATCCGAAGCTGCAGGATGTCAATAAGGGCTGGATTTACGACCTGAAGACCAATAACGCCGAAAACTATCTGACCACCGGAGCAGTAGAAGCCGGTAAGATCCAGATCGGGGCAACCGGCGATTACAAGAACATCGACCAGCTGGTCTATGATGTTTCCAGTCTGATTCCCCAGGAACACCGTACCGGTCGCGAAGTGGTGATCATCGGCCAGCAGCTGGTGGCGCATGACATGAACAAGGTTTTGGGCGAACACGCCGAAACCCCGACCGAAAAGGTCAACTTCCAGATCCTCGGCAAATCCTACGGCGGTCTGCGTTCGGTAATTGTCCCGCAGTTCCCGGAAAACGGGCTGCTGGTTACGGATCCGAAGAATCTCCAGCTGTATTATCAGCGGACCAGTCTCCGTCGCCAGAGCGCTGACGAGCCGAAGAAAAACCGCGTCGCCGATTACATCAGCCAGAATGAGGCATATGCGATCGGGAATCTGAAAGCGGCCGCCGGGATCGAAGCTGCCAACGTCAAATTCGTATAAGGGGATTTCGGCTATGGTCAGCTTGGCATGGGCACATCGTGAACGGGTAAGGGCGGAAAACGCGGCGAAAGCCGCCAAAGCCGCCATTGAAACCGCGGGAAAAGCGCAAATCCGGCAGATGGCGGAAGACAAAGCGAGTTTTGAACTGCTGTTGACGCAGCTCGATATCGACTGCAAGCGTTTGAGCGAACTGCCGCAGGGGGCGGCGAGGGATCCGCTGAAACGCGAACTGGTAAACTCGTATCTGCCGCTGGTGGACGAATACATTTCCTCCGGCAAGGAATTTCAGAACCTTGTTCTTACCCGGGTAATGGTGTGGCTGTTCGACCTCGGTGAAATTGACCGGGCGCTGGCCATGGCCGACGTGGCGATCGCACAGAACCAGCCGATGCCGCAACGCTTCGGCCGCGATGTGAAAACATTCGTCGCGGATGCGTTTCTGGACTGGCGCAAGCTGCAGAAAGCATTGAAAAATCCGGTCGAACCGTATTTTTCCAAAGTTTTCGAACAGGTGATGACCTGGCAGATCCATGACGAAATCAAAGTCAAGTATCTGAAGGCCGCAGCGGAAGAATACCAGGCAGCCGGCAACATCGAACGTGCGCTGGAGTGTTGTGTCCAGGCGCAGTCGATCGATCCGACCGCCACCGTCAAGACGCTGAGGAAAGAACTGGAAAAGGCCGTGGCCGAAAAAGCCGAAGCGTTGAAACACGAACAGGCGAAACCCGGCAGCAAAACGAACGAATAACTCACCCCGCGGGGCGGCGTGTCCGGAGTCGGGAACGAATTGTTTCAGACAAGCCGGACCAGACACTCGGAGACGTCGCTTCGCCTTTAACCGTATAAAAACGAGGAAAATATGAGCTGGGGAACCGAAACTGCCGTACCGGAAAGCAGAGACATTCTCTGCGGTGATTTTTTTCCCGCGATTCCGACCGGTAAGTTTTATGAGAATTACCGCATTCCGGTCGAACTGCCGGAAGCGACGGTGATCGAACAGCTGCAACAGGCGGTGATCCGGGTCCGTCGCGCATTGAAAGTGTGGCGTCTGGAGCAGGAAGCAACCCGGCTGGATGAGATTCCCCAGGAGACCGTTGACGGCACCGGCGAACTGGTGCTGCTATGGCACCGGTCGGTCTACTGTGAAGCGAAAGCGGAAATTTTACGCGAAACCATGACCGCCGATCGGCGCAAAGACGCCGAAAACGCGGCGGTGACCGGAGCGGAGACGGAAGAAAAGTACCGGGAGTTTGCGGCCGACGCAATCGCCGCGATCACCGGAACGACAAGTACGACGATAACGATGATTTGAGGTAAACAATCGTGAGTGATGGCGTGATCAGAAACCGATTTCTGGAGCTTTGCAGGCACCTGAAAGACAAAAAGAATATTCTCAAATTCACTGTTGAACACTTCGACAGCGAAGTCGAGGAAATGACCGTCGAAAACGGCGGGCAAAATGAAACCGAGCAGGGTTGGCATTTTGCGAACTTCCGATATCGGGGAATGATCTATATCGAGCGATTGCCCGGGGAGACGTTTGCTTTGCTGGCGTTGATGATCCGGGCATGGCTCGACGAACACGACGACACCCGAAATACATATAGACTGGAACAGCCGGTAATCGAGTCCGTGGATCTGGGCGGCAATCTGGTCGACGCGATGTGTGAAATCAATTTTGTGGATGAGGTTTTTCTGGTGGAGTCGGAAACCGGCCCGATCGAGTGGCGCGGGGGAAAATACGACCTGGGAGTGTACCCGGTAAACTATGCGGAACAAGGGGCAATCGGGGATGTCGCAACCGGCTGATATCGCAATAAATTTTTCGCAGATCAATTTCGACAGCCTGAATGAGATCCTGTTTCTCACCACGCTGCCGGCAAAGCTGAAACGGCGTTATCTGGGGCGGCTGGCCAGAATGGTGGTCAAGAACTCCAATGAAAACATCAAGACCCAGAAGACCGTTGACGGCGTCCCGTTTCATCCGCGAAAAATGCCGCAGGGACAATACAAGCTGAGAAAAAAGCGGGACGGATCCGTCAAGCGCGTCAAGACCAGACCGGAAATGCTGTGGCTTCTGGCCAGAAAAAAAAATCTCTCGGTCTGGCATGAAGACGACGACACGGTGACGATAAAATACCGCAAGGACGGAGTCGGACGGGTGGCGGCGAAACATCAATACGGCGGGAAGGCTCTGGGTTTGTCGCGAAAGGCGCCGAATTACCCGTTTTTTCTGGATCCGACCAAGGTCGGCAATCTCAAGCCGATGCGGGTCAACGGGGAGCCGGGCTGTACGATCAGCCAGGCGGCAATGCTGTACCGGCTGGGATTCGTCTACCGCGGCAGAAGGCCGGACTATCGCTGGATCCGGGAAAATATCACCCGGGCCAAGGCAGCGGCAATTGTGGAAGCCCTGTTGAAGAAAGTATCATGGAGCAATATTCCGGACGGCACGCCGGCGCGCCCATTCCTGGGAGCGAGACCGGAGCAGATCCGCGCCATGGGCGACACGGTGATGGAAAACCTCTATGTGGATCTGATGCCGCGCAGGTTGGCCGCAAAATTTAAATTCAAGTACAACAATTAATAAGGAAAACTGAAAAATGGCAACCGGAACCGTAAATGTAATTCAGGTTAACAACAATCAGGGTAACTTCACTGCGGTCGAGCGCGTGTGGCTGTATCTCGGCGAGATCGCGAACGCCGCTTCACTGCATAAGGTCATTCCGATCAGTGCGAACAGCGATCTGGACGCTCTTCTCGGCGCCGGAACCTCCGAACTCAAAACGCAGATAACCGCAGCCCGGCAGAATGCCCGGAGCACCAATTTCGCCTGTTATGCGGTTGGCGTCGATTTCGATGTCGACGACTGGAAAGAAATTCTGTATTCCGTGCTCGAAAAACCGCACGATTTGAATGTCGAAGCCGTGGTGATCTGTCACCAGCTCGCCAGCAAAGCCGAGGTAGAAGGCGCACAGGTCGCGGCGGTTGAATGCCTCAGCCGTTTTGCCAAATTTTTGACAATTCACGCGGCGGTGGCCGGCATTGACGCCGCCACCCAGACCTGGAGCGACTATCTGGCGGCGCTGGGACTGCTGGTCAATAACGTTGCCGCCGATCGCGTTTGCCTGGTTCCTCTTCTGCACGGCAATGACCTCGGGGTGGTTTCCGGCAGACTCTGCGATCCGGGCACTTCGATTGCCGACAGCCCGATGCGGGTGGTAACCGGCGCCCTGGTCGGACTCGGCGCCGCTCCGGTGGATAAGAACGGCGATCCGTTGAATTCGGCCACCGTGTCCACCTTGTCCGACGCGAGATTCAGCGTCGCGCAGTGGTATACCGGTTATGACGGCATGTATTGGGCCGATCACATGATGCTCGATGTCGAGGGGGGAGATTTTCAAGTCTACGAATATCGCCGGATCCTGGATTATCTGGCGCGTCGCGTCCGCATTCTGGCCATCAGCCGGATCGCGGACCGGCGTCTGAACGACACGGCCAAGAGCATCAGCGCGAACCAGACCTATTTTGCGCGGCCATTGCGGCAAGCGTCGGTTCCGGTCACCATTCTCGGGGTTGAAATGCCGCCGATGATCGAATCGCCGGCAGCGGATGCCATCTCGATCGTCTGGAGTTCCAACACCGATGTTGCGATCGCGATTACCGCCAAACCGTACAAATGTCCGAAATCGATCACGCTGTATCTGGGGCTCGATCTTTCCTAACCTATAACCACAAAACAGGAGGCATTCCGATATGAACGGGACACAAAGGTTCAACGGGCTCAGTTTCGACATCGATCTGGGCGAATTTTCGGTACACGTGAAAAAATTCACGCTGGACATTACCGACAACAGCACGGCGGCCAAACGAAACGGCCGTCCGGACGGCTGGCTGAAGGGCGATGTGGAAGGCAGCGGCAAAATCACCATCGACCGGAGCGGACTGAAGGCGTTCACCAACGCGGCAAAGACCGCCAAATCGTTCCAGGATCTCGACACGTTCGACATCCAGAGCTATGCCAAGCTGGGCGACGATGAGTTCAAGGTCAATGTTTACGGCTGCAAGATCAAGCTGGCCAGTCTGCTCAACATCGACAAAGGCAGCACCGATGAAACGGAATTCGAACTGGATTATGTCGTCACCAGTCCGAAGTTCGTCGAAATCGACGGCACCCCATACGTCAACCAGGAATCGGAAACTTCCTCCAGCTAGAGGATCCCGGTTCCATAAATAGTCATCAACTCACAACCCATTAACGAAAAGCGAGAAAAAAATGGCTGAGAAAAAAATTGTTGTTACCATCGGCAAGGCGGATTTCACCTTTACGGTTACCAGTGAAAATTTCAACCGGTACATCAATGAGATGAAACCGGACGATAAAGTGCTGCCGGCAAAACGTTTTCTGCGCCGGAGCCTGACCGACGAGAAGCAACAGAAAGCGCTCGATGAGTTTTGCGATCTCGGACTGGCGCTGAATATCGCCGGCGAGGTCGTTCAGGAATTTCAGGGCGAGGTTCTGATCGAGGTAAAAAAGTAGAGCAGCGGCTTCAGCAGTTAAAAAAAGATGAAGGCAGTCTGGATCTGCTTATGGTGTATGCCCGGAAACATTTTCCCGGGCGACCGATCAGCACCGACAGCCTGGCTGAAGCCTGGTTCCTGGAAAACGAATTCTGGGAACGCCTCGGTAAAATGCTCGGTGGATAAATCAACGTCTGACGGCAGTACGCCGGAAAAAACGACTCAGCGGATGACTGTGGGGCAGCAGAATAATGCAGAATGCCGCCACGGCTCCGCCGATCAGCAGAAACGAAGCGATCAAAAAGAATAAGACGAATATAAACGCAAACATAACAGCCCCTTTGTTAATAGCAACTATAACCGCTAATCGGAAAAAAAGCAAATGAGTTCCGGCGCCATTGAAAAACTGTACTTCTCCATCGGTCTGATCGACAAGCTGTCCGGACCCTCCAAGGGGGTGGCCAAATCGATCCAAAAGATCCATCAGACCGCACGGTCCGGAATCATCGACTTTGCCAAGGGCGGCGGCGCGATCGGCGGCATGGCTTTTTCCATGTTGAAGGCCACGGATCCGGCACGCGGGTTTTCCAAAGCGCTGGGGGAAGTCGCCTCCCTTGACGTATCTCCGGACGAACTCAACAAACTGGGACAGGCGTCAAAACAATTCGCCATGCAGTTCGGCGGCGACGCCACGGAGATTGCGAAGTCGGCCTATGACATCCAGTCCTCGATCCCGGGACTGGCCAAGGGCGCCTTGGCGGCGTTCACCTATCAGGGAGCATTGCTGGCCAAGGCCGGTAAGTCAAACTCCGATACAATCACCAAATACATGGGGGCAATGTATAACGTTTTTCAGGAAGACGCCAAGAAGGTCGGACAGGCCAAATGGGTGGATCAGCTCACCGGAAAAACCGCTTACGCCATCAAAATGTTTCGAACTACCGGGAACGAAATGTCCGCGGCCTTCACCAATCTCGGGTCCGTCGGAAAAGTCAACGGGGTAAGCATGGACGAACAGATGGCCGTTCTCGGCGTACTGCAGGGGACTATGGGCGGGGCCAATGCCGGTACCGCCTATAAATCTTTTCTCAATAAAATCAGCCAGGCGGAAAAAGCGCTGGGGATGAAATTCACAGATACTGCCGGCAAGGCGCTGCCGATGGTCGATGTACTGGAAAAGATCAAAGCCAAGCTGGGTCCGGCCGGACTGACCGCCGCCGATTCCGGTAAATTAATGCTGGCGTTCGGGGAGGAAGGCGGCAAGGCGCTGGTCAACCTTATGGACAAGGTCGATCAGCTGAAAAGTGCCACCGGAGATCTGTCCAAGGTCAACGACAGCAGCGGAGCGGCAACCATGGCGGCAAAGATGGTTGATCCGCTGGATAAACTTACCGGCACCGGACAAGTGTTGGCCATAACCTTCGGTCAGATTCTGTTGCCGGGCGTCAATATGGTGCTTGATGCCATGTCGGCGTTCGGCAGGACGGTCAACTGGCTGCTGGAAGTATGTCCGCCGTTGCGGTGGGTAATCGCGGCACTGACCGCCGTGATCGTGACGCTGACCATTGCCTGGGGCACGATGAAGATTGTCATGGGGGCGGGAAAGTTGTGGCAAGCGCTGGTCATGAAAATAACCCTGGTCAACAACGCGCTGGTCGCCATGAAAGTAGTAACCAGAGAGATGACTTTTACCCAAAAGCTGGCGGCGATCTGGAACTGGATCTGGCAGGGCAGCATAAAAGGGGTCAGCTATGCGGCGAATTTTCTGCGGCTCAATCTGATCTGGAACAAAGCGGTCATGCTGGCCTCGGTAGTATGGGCGCAACTGGTGGCGATTGCCCAGGGAGCCATGGCGCTGGGGTTCTGGGGAAGCTGCGCCGCCGTGTGGAGCTTTACCGTCGCACTGCTGGCCTGTCCGATCACCTGGATCGTCGTGGGAATAGCGGCGCTGATCGCGGCCATCGTTGCCTGTATTTACTATTGGGACGAAATCAGTGCCTTCGTGGTCAAATATGCCGATTATCTGTTGATGATGCTCGGTCCAATCGGATTGGTCATCGCCGCCTTCCGGAACTGGGATAAAATCACCGCGTGGCTGGGAAATGTCTGGGGCGCGTTCAAGAACATATGTCCGAATATCGCCAATCTGCTGGAAAAATTGTTTGCGCTCTGGTGGAGCGGCGTTACCGGCATCTGGTCATTCTGGAAAGACGTGTGGAACAATATCGGCTCGTTCTTCTCCAACATCTGGGGCGGGATCATCGATGACATCTCGAACAAACTGCTGTGGGTCGGAAATTTCATAAGTTCAATCTGGAACGGCATGTTCGACAAGTTCAATGCAATAACCGAGTGGCTGAGCGGAAAACTGGTTCCGGCAATACAGATGATTTCCTCCCTGTTCTCCTGGCTGGGCGGACTCGGCACCGATTTATGGGGACGGATCGTCAATATCTTTTCGGGGATGGACGGCTGGGTCGGCAAGATCCTCCGGACATTGTCAAACATTCCCGGGCTGGGGTTCCTGAATCCCGACGTTACGACCGACCAGGCGAAAGTCAAGCAGCCGACAGTGCCGAGTGTGGCGGCCGCACGGAAAACCGACGTGTCTGCCGGCGGCGTTCGCAACAACACCAACAACAAGGTTAATAATTACGGCGGCGTCACCATCAACACCACGGCGCCGGTCGGACCCGGGGAGATGGAAGAACTTTTCGCGATGCAGGGAGTATAAACGATGGCGATTTACAAAGACATCCTTATCAGCAACGACGATCTGGCGCTGGACGGCAGTCAGGCGGTGGCCATCTATGACCGGGACGTGATCGCGCAGGATCTGATTCATGCCATCCGGGAATCCGGCTACCTGGTAAAAATGGTGGCGGAGCGCTCCGCGGAACGGCGGAATCTGCTGTTGACGAAAATCATTCTGCTGGCGGAGGATGACGACCGGATCATTCCCGGCACGGTGGAAATAGGCGCATCCGCGGACAATTTCATCGCCGGATCCGGAAGATGGACGCTGACCGCGTCGACGTATGAATTCGGAACCATAACATTGACGTTAGCAGGGGATTGACATGAGTGATTATTTGGAATTGGATAACCTGACGGCCGAACAGCAGCAGTTTGCCGACGCCATGGCCGCATCGGGAATGCCGGTGACCGAAGCCGGGCTGAAAGACGAACTGCAGCAGATCGCCGATGCCGCACACCTGGAGATCAGCAACCCGAACCGCTACTCGGCGTTCTGGTGTTTTTGCTCAAAATCCATCGTGGAGCCGACACGCTGGCTGATCGCATACATGATAAAAAGCGTGGTTCCCAATCTTTACGTGAAGACCGCCTCCGGATCCATGCTGGACATCCTGGCCTGGAGTTTCGACATCGAGCGGAAAACGGCCACGAAAGCGGTCGGCAACCTGGTGTTTTCGCGCAGCAATACCGTACAGCAGCTGCTGATTCCTGCCGGCACCCGCGTCAAAACCATTTCGATCAACGGGAATGTCTACCGGATGATCACCCGGGCAGAGGCCATCATGGACGTCGGCCAGGCCAGCATATCCATCGAGGCCACAGCGGAAAAAACCGGCGTGGCTTATAATCTGGGCGCCACCTATTATTCGATCATGGACTCGGACGTGCCAGGCATCACAGAGGTCACCAACGCGCAGGACTGGTTGACCGCGCCGGGAACCGACGATGAAAACGACGCGGAGTTACGGCTGCGCGTCCGCAACCAGTTTTCCGCCGTCTCCGACTGGCACACCGACGCGAAATACAAGGCGATGATCGCGGCGCAGACCGGCTTCAGCATCGACCGGATATTTTTCAATCACAACATTCCGCGGGGACCGGGTTCCGCCGACGCCTTCATCCTGTTCGACTCCGGAACCACACCGACCGAGTACCTGCAGGTGGCCAACGATTTCATATCGGCCGGAAACCACGGACACGGCGACGACTTACTGGTCAAAGCGGTACCGGAAACCACCTATGACATCGGGGTAACGGTAACCTTCCTCGATACGCTGTCGAACACGGTCAAAGCCTCATTACTGGCCGAGATCGAGCAGTTCATCCGCTGCGCCTTTCGCGAAAATTCCGATTATGCCGATTACGTGACTCAGGTCAGGCCGTTTGAACTCTTCAGCTGGTCGAAGTTATCGCACGAACTGCACGCCTATTTTCCCGGCATCGCCGCACTGAACTGGAGCCGAGGAGACATCGACAACGAGCTGGAAGTGCCGCGGCTGAACACGCTGGAGGTAATCGATGCCAACGCGTGACCGCATTTCACTTAGATTCTGGCAAGCGGCCGGATTGCTGACAAAGATCGGCGGCGCCGCGGACACCTTCTGGGATCTGGCCCAAGGATGGCTGGATAAAGTGTCCGGAACCATCGATGCGGAAACCGCGCCGATATCGCTGGTGGAACTGCTGGGCTGGGAACGGGACATCGACCGTTTCCCGGGTGAAGATGACGCACTGTTCCGGAAGCGCGTAAAATTCGCATTGGTCAACGCCAAAGACGCCGGCAGCACCGGAGGATTCAGCCGGATATGGAATCGGCTCGGACTGGGCGCGATCTCGCAGACCGAACGGTTCGATGAGGAAAACTGGGACGTGATCCGGCTGCGCATCGATGAAACGATCTTCGGCCGCTATGTGTGGCTGCTCGACACGCTGATCCGGCAATATGGCCGGACGTGCCGGCGGTACGAATTTGAATCGCTGTCGTCATCGATGATGGGAATACGTCCGTTCGAGTTTGAGCTGGAAACATTTAACTGCATAGCGGCATACGAGGGATAATATGGCGAAAACACAAAACGAAAACTTTTTCACGTTCGGCGAACCGGAACCGGTGCACTCGGAACGAATTCTGGATTACCTGGGAACATTTCCCAATTCCGCCGGCGAATACTACGAACCGCCGGTATCGATGTCCGGACTCAGCAGAATGCGCCGGGCCAACGGCCAGCACGGGTCATGTGTGCTTTTTCGCCGCAACATGATCGCCAACGCTTATACCGGCGGAGGTCTGGCTCCCGGGCATTTTCGGGCGGCGGCTACCGATCTGCTGACCTTCGGCAACGCTTACGTTCAAACCCTCCGGAATCTGTTTGGCCAGATTACCGCCTTGCGCCACATTCCGGCCATCAACATGCGGGTTATGACCGACAATCGCGGCTTCAGATTATTGCTCGAAAACGGCTCTTATCTTGATTTCAATCACCAGGAAGTAATCCAGATCAAGGAATACGACACCGACCAGCAGATTTACGGCATGCCCGATTGGATCGGCGGACTGCAGTCGGCATTGTTGAATCAGGACGCGACCCTGTTCCGGCGCCGCTATTACGTCAATGGGGCACACCTGGGTTACATTCTGTACACCAACGACGCCAAACTGCACCCGGAGCTGAAGAAAGAATTGGAACAGCGATTCCGGGAAGGCAAAGGCGTCGGCAACTTCAAAAGCGCGTATATCCACATCGCGAACGGCGGCGAAAAGGCGATCCAGATAATTCCGATCGGCGACATCGGGCAGAAAGACGAATTTATCAACATCAAAAACCTCTCGGCAAACGACGTCCGGGAGGCGCATCGGGTGCCGCCGGTGTTGATGGGAATAATTCCCCAGGGGACCAGTTCGCTGGGAGATCCGGAGAAGGTGGAACGAGTTTACATTCGCACAGAGGTCTGCGCCATGGCGCAACCGTTCATCGATATCAACGAACAGTTGCCGGCGGCACTGAGACTGAAATTCAATTTAAAACCGGAGGAGGAGGCCCAAAGTGTCTAACTCAACAATAACCGCGGCGGGAGCGGCGCTGATCGCTCAGAAAATAGCGAACAATCAAACATTGAATGTGGATAAATTCATCTTTGCGGACATTCCCGGGCTCGATGCCGACGTCGCTCCGTCCGTGAATACCGTGTTGCCGGCAGCAGGGAACATCATGATGCAATGCGATGTTCAGCAGTGCGGTCTCAATGGCGCCGATACCATCGTCTATTCAAAAATTCTTAATGCCGAGATCGGCGATTTCTACATCAACTGGATCGGGCTTTATTCCAGCGCGGAAAACGTACTGGTGGCGGTCTGCCATGTTCCGCGGCATTTGAAATTCGCCACTTCCGGACTGCGCATCGGGAATATCCTCTGCAAAAATTTTGCGCTGCAGATCAATAACGTCTCCGATCTCACGGGAATCACCGTCAACGCCGAAACCTGGCAATGGGATCTGGACGGGTTATATGCCGCCTATGATCACAATCATGACGACCGCTACGAGCCGCTGGGTTCCGTGGCCACACATAATTCTTCCGCCAGTCCGCATCCGGGCAAATTCGAACCGGCCGGATCCGTCTCCACCCACAATTCTTCCGCCAGTCCGCATCCGGGCAAATTCGAACCGGCCGGATCCGTGGCGGATCATGTGGCGGCGGATAATCCGCATCCGCAATACGCGAAAGGGCTGGCCGCCGATATGTCCGTGACATTCGGCATTTCCGGCAAACCGTCGGTGCTGGTCTCCGCCATCACCGCCGACGGCACGACCGCGTCAGCGACGTTGACCGGAACCCACGGGTTTGAGGCCGGGGACTATGTAAATATCGGGAATACGGTCAATTTCAACGGCACGTTTCTGCTGACCGAGGTGTTCACCTCGACCATCCGCTGGGCGACCACGACCACCGCCACGGAAACCGGGCTGGCAACCACCTGGGCACGGTACAAACAGGCAGTCACATCCGCCCAGATCCAGGCGGCAATAGACGCGACGATCAGAAACGTCAACGGCTGCGTTCCGGCCTTGAATTTCAATGACGGGTATTACTATCAGGACGCCACCATAGTCATACGTAAATTCTATGGGGGAAAAGTCCGGCTGGCCGCGTTGACCACCACGAATAACAAGGCGGTATTGTTCGGAGGAGCGTTGACCGGCGCCAGCGGTGTCGTGGCGATACAGGATTGCCCGGCAACGGTCGAGCTTTCCCGCATCAATATCCGGAACACCGCAGTCAATACGGCTACGGATTACTGCTACGGACTGACCATCACCAACGCCAACCGGGTCTATCTGTTTTACGCCAGCGTGGCGCTGCCGAACGCGGTGACCTCGCCCGGGACCTCGCGCGGCATCAGCATCGACAACAGCAATCTGCTGCTGTCCGGGGTCAATCTCGAGGGCGGCGCATATGGCATCTATGCCCTCAACAGCGCAATCAAAAACTACAATCCGGCCAACACCGGGACCCGCCCCGCCACCGGCGTATATGTCTATGCGTCCAGTCTGGACGGGGCAGTCATCACCGGTACGACGGTCCATACGGCAGGACAGGCGGTCTATACTCCGCTGCCGGGCTATGTCGCCTCACGGGCGGCTTCCGGCTATCAGAAACTGCCGCAGGACGGCAACGGGGGCGCCACCATCGAGCAGTGGGGGGTGGTTTCCGCCACGTTGGTCGAGGACGGCAGCACGTTGGGCACGGCGGTGACGGTAACCTTGCCGATCGCATTTCCCAACGCCTGCATCAACGTGACCGGAAATCTGAAGGCGGCCACCGCCGGGGGCGGGTGTATCGCCATCAATACCTATGCCAACAGCAATTCCGAGATCACGGTGGTCTTCGACCGCGACAGTTCATCGGCACCGACCGGCCTTCAGTATGCCTACTGGCGGGCCATCGGCTATTAACAGGAGAAAAACAAAATGATTTTCTATTCTCAATCGAATAACGGTTTTTTTGACGATGAAATACACCTGGAAATCCCTGCCGACGCGGTCGAGATCACGCCGGAACGCCACGCCGGGCTGCTGGACGGGCAGTCCAACGGTTTTGAGATCAAGCCGGGGGCGGACGGTTTGCCGGTCAATGCGCCGGTCAAACCCGCATTCGCCAGCGGCTGGGACGCGGCAACCGAATCATGGCTGATTAACGAGGCGGCCAAGGCGGCGGCGGAACAGGCGGCGGCGGTCAAGGCACAGCAGAAAACGCAACTCGAAGCGGCTTTTGCCGCATACGTTTCCAGCCTGAACGAAAAATATACCGGCCTCGATCTGGCCCCGTCCGTCGATACGGTGGACACGGCTCTGGCCAAATGCCTGGCGTGTACCGCTCCGGACGGAACGACCGGCATGACGGCGATCGATTGCGCCGCCCTGGAATACTACTGGAACAAGCTAAAATCACTATAAGGAGGGGGCTATGGCATACGTAAAAAAGGAGGGCATCAGCATCGGCAAATACGCCAGCATCGCCGCTGCGGGAATCACGGCGGTTTACGGGGTATTCGCCACGGTCGACTATGCCGGGAGATGGTTCAACCAGGCGGCCACCGCGATCCAGGAGCTGGGCACGGTTAAAACCGCGATCGCCAGGCACGAACTGGAACAAAAAGAAGATTTCAAAGAGGTCAAGCAGGAGCTGGCCGAACTGCGTCAGGACATGACCCGGCTGTTGATGATCTCCAGACAGCCGGACGAACGGGTAAAAATCGCCGGGATCGTCCCGGAACAATAAAGGAGTGATATTATCATGAGAGCGATGAGACAAATGGGAAAAATGTTGCTGGCCGGGTTGATCGTCATGGCGGCGATCGTCATGCTGATGGCGCTGGCCGGATGCAGTACGACAAAAATTTCAGACATCGATCCGACAACCGGAAAGGTCTCTCGAATAACCGAAACCAACGAATCAATTGCAAAAACTATTACCGAGTCGACCAAGAACAAAACCTGTCTGGTGTATACGACCGGCTGGGTTGCAAAAATCAAAGCTGTTTTTGCCAGTACCGAAGATCCGCTACCAACATTTGATCTTGAAGGAGGCAACGCAGACCATGCAATTTTGACGGTTCCACAGGGATTAACCCGCGAACAGCTTGATGGGTTGGCAAATGTGGTAACCGCACTGAGGGCAAATAACGTCAGCATGGGCGCCACCGGCATTTCCAGTTCCACGGGGAAAGGCTCCGCCAGTACATCCACAAGCGGCAACGGCGTATCTTCCGGAGGAACCTCAACCGACAAGGCCGAAACCGACAGCGGAGTTATTACGCCATGAAAATGGACATCGACAAGGTTTTCATCGAGACCAAACGGTTACTGCTGCGGGGGCCGGAGGATTATCTGCTGATGCTGCAGTACTGCCCGGAGATGGTCGACGAAGTGGCCAACGGCGTCGGCTCGGAAACGTCCTGGACGTATCATCTGACGCCGGACACCGTTTACGGCATGAATATCAATCCGACCAGCCATCCGCATGACTGGGGCTATACGTTTCCGCTGGAATTCAAGTCGGTGGCCGACGGGCTGGCGTGGAAACGCAAGATGGATTTCTGGTTCGCCAAAAACCTGCAGACCCAGATCGACGACGGCAGCAAGATTCTGCGGCCGCTGCGGAATTCCCGGCGCACGGAATACATCGAGGCGCTGAAGTTGGGCGGGGACGCGGCATTCTGGGCCGACAAACCGTTGCCGCCGGATTTCTACGAGTATTACGATGAAACGCCGGACTACGACGAAGCCCGGGTGAAACGCCTGGCGGAAATCGAACGGACCAGCATCAAGCTGATCGAGGAATATTACGATGTGTGAAGCCACGGCTGGAGGAGAAAAATGATATTGTCCGGAAGCGGAACCGAGCTGACGCTGGAAAGCATCGGCAAAAACGTAAAAATAAGCATAACGGCAAGTTTTGAACGCAAAGACCTCAGCGGACAAAGCAGCAGCTCGGCGTTTTCATCCGCGGGAAATAAACCCAAAAAGGTCAGTGTGGCGCTGCAGATCCCGATGGACAAAAGCGACGGTCTGACCAAGCTGCTGGACATGGCGGGAGCCGACGACAGCAATGGTTCGCCACAGGTTTATGCCGTTTCCGATCCGTTGTGTTCGGCCGCGAAAATCCGGCAGGTGATTTTCGTCGATGACATCCAGGCAAGAGAGAGCGAAGGATTGCGCTGCTATGATGTTTCATTAACGCTCCAGGAACACCAGTCCGTGGCGGAAAAACGCGAAGAGCGCGACAATGAAAAAACCGAAGTTCAGGCTGCGAATGCGGATGGGACGGAAAAAGTAACCAGCAGCGACCCGGAAAAAATCAATCAGGCCGTCGAAAAAGCAAAAGAATGAAATATTTAAAAATATTTACCGTCAACGGGGTAAGGAAACATCTGGTCAGCGACAGCTGGACACTGGAAATCGAATCGCCCGGTCGCGGCATTGCCACGATCAAAAGTGATGAAATGTGTTCCGGACTGGTCACGCTCGATATGGGGATTATCGGGGAATTGAAAAAGATTTCCCGCTGGTTCACCGGCTATATTGAAAGCTGTACGCGAATCGACAAATGCCAGGTTAGGCTGATGATCCGGGAAATGGGCGCCGTATTGGCCGCACGATGGCCAATAGCGCTCCGGAATGTCACCGCCCGGGATGTATTGACGGAGCTCTCAGCGCAAACCGGTCTGGCATTCAATATTGAAGAATCCGAATGGGCCCAGACAAGTATTCCGCATTTCATCAACATTGCCAGCGGTTACGAAGCGCTGGATCTGCTGGGAAAACATTTACAAATCGACCGGTTCCGCTGGCAGTGTCAGCCGGACGGTTCGATCTACGTCGGCAGCGCGGCCGGAACGTCGGCCGACAAGAAAATCATTCAACTGCCGGCAAATATTTTTACTGAAACGTCAATTGTCGGCACGACCTGCGCCCTGCTGCCGTCGTTACGACCGGGACAGCGGATCCAAATCGGCGACGGGCCCATACGTGAAATCAACGCCATAAACACAACCGACGAAAAAATGAGGATGGGCTGGGCATGAATCTGAAGCAAGTGATTTCCAGCATTATCAAACGCTATTGGCCGGAACTGAACAGCGGGACACACCTTCCCCGGCTGGCCGTTGTCATCGGGATTCCGGATCCGCCGAAAAACGGCGAGAAACACACCGACGAACGGCCGAGATACGCGGTCGATGTGCGTTTGCTGCTCCCTGACTTGTCCATCGATGAAGATATGCCGCTGATCCGCGACGTTCCCGTCGCTTTTCCCGCGGCGGCGCCGGAACGAGGATTCGTCGGTCTGCCGCAACCCGGAACCATCGTTGAAATAGCTTTTGCATTCGGACGGCAAACCCTGCCGTTCGTGCGTTCCGTCCTGCCGCACTATCTGAAACTGCCCAAAATAGACGAACTGGCCATGCGCTGGCAGCAGTCGGCCGACTCATTTCAGGAAGTCGATCGGAACGGCAGCTGGTCGCGGATCACCAATCGGGATATCAGAGATCAGGCCGACCATTACAATACGACCGCCCGGAAAATCGTCCTTAAATCAAGCACCACGGCCATCGAACAATCAGAACTGGCCATGCGGGGAAATCAGCTCTGGATCGGCGGTCCGGCAACCCGGGCGACTGGAAAGGTCACGTTTTCACGGCTTAACACCGCAGTGCCACTAATGATTCCACTCGGAACAATCATCGCCGATGCCGCTGACAACGTGCGGGTACTGACCACGGCCGACGCAAACATGGCCGCGGGATCCGAAAAAATCGAGGTACCGGTGGAGGCCGAATGTTACGGCGCCGCATACAACCAGGACGAAGACTGCTATTGCCGGCTCATATCCGCTAACGTGGGCATTAACGCCGTCAGAAACGAGGACAAAATTCAGGGAGGCACGAACGGGGTCAACGCGCTGGTTCTCGATGTCTCGTTCATGACCGCCGTCATCAACGCCCTGACCACGCTGGCCAGCCACACGCACCCGGACGTCGGCACGATCTCCCAGGGGGCGGCTGTAACCGAACAGAAGACCATTATCGAAGGCTTGAAGCTGCAGCTCAACGCCTTTACCAAAACATAAACAACAAAACCGGGAGGTGTATGGTGAAATCACCAATCATCTACTACGGCGGCAAAACACAAATGTTAAAACACATTTTGCCGCTGATCCCCGGAGACCACCGCGCCTACGTCGAGCCTTTTTTCGGCGGCGGCGCCGTGTTCTTCGGAAAACCAAAGTCAGACGTCGAAGTCATCAATGACAAACTCGACGCGGCCGTCATTTTTTACCAGGTTGCACAGACCGATTTCAAACGGCTGCAGGGCATGATCCGGCGTACACTTCACGCCGAGAGTGCCTATCTTGAATCCAAGATGATCATTAAAAATCCGGAAGGGCACACGCCGCTGAAACGCGCCTGGGCTTTCTGGTGCCAGACCGCGCTGACGTTCAGCCATACCGTGTGCGGCGGGTTCGCGTTCTCCAAGGGGCACACGGCCAGGAGTACCGCCAACCGGCGTCGGGCCTTCACCCGGGAACTGGCCGAACGCCTGGAGGAAGTGCAGATATTCTGTCGCGACGCCATGGATATCATCGCCAAATTCGATGCCAAGGACACGTTTTTCTACTTCGATCCGCCTTATGCCAACAGCGATTGCGGTCACTACAAAGCGGGAAAAGACGTTTTCTATGATCTTCTGATGATCCTGCCGGATCTCAAAGGAAGATGGCTGCTGTCCAGCTATCCGGATCCGCAAATCGACGCGCTGCGAGATATTCCCGGCATCAGGTACAAGGACTTCGACAAACCGCTGTCCGTTTCCGGTAAAAGCAACGCCGGAAAACGTAAAGTCGAGTGTCTGACATGGAACTATCAGGAGCCGCAGGGTTGA